GAGATACTAGTAATATCAAACTCCCAAATATTTCCATTTAAAAATTTAATAAAAACTTTTTCTAATTTGTTGTTTGCCACATAGCTGACTATATCTGATAAATCTGTAACCAACAAAACTCCAGATGGACACATATCGTTAATATTTTCAACCATCTCTATTCGTTCAAAACGACAAACTGTATTATTAGATGTATTGAATTGGGTTATTACTAAATTTTCACCCTCACCATCTTCTTTTGCTAAAGTAATTGATTGGATAGTAGAATAAGCCGGATTAAAATTAGACTCTGTATTGGGCATGTCAATTATACTTAGCTGTTATAAATGAAGATCTAAGTACTCCTAAAGAATTTGTAACATATGTTTGAATTGTTTTTGCTGTGTTATCTACTACAGTATTGGCTGTAACATTTTGTCTATTTCTATCGGGAGACAATACAGGTCCACTTTCTTCTTCCAACAATGAATCTACAGTTACAATAGAACCTTGGGGTTGCTTAAATATTGTTTTTCCTTCTTCGACATCTTCAATATAAACAACAACATCTGGTGCAGATTTTTTATTTGATGTATAATATATTCCTCCCCACGAATAAGATCCATCAGAATTTTGTTGCAAAACTACAACTTGTTCTGTTGTTATTCCGGTTCCCGTAGTAATAAAACTTCCAGTACCACCAAATTGTTTTCCTATTGTCATATCACCATTATAAAATGATGAATTTTGAATTCTGGCAAAAGCTCCATCTATATTAAAGTTACCAGTTGATCCATATGAAGCAGTACCACCTGTGTTTGCAATATATGGAACTACAATACTACCAACTGGAAATGCTGATCCTCCTGTTGTTGCACCTGCAGTAGGAAATAATAAAAAATTTACTTTTTGTTGATTTTCTTCTTGAAATAAAACAGTATTTTCTGCTAATAAATCAAATGGGTTGACTGTATTGTTTGCTGCCAAAAAAGCCCAAATGCTGTTTGGGTCTGCATAAACTCTGGCTGCGGCTTCTACTAAAGTTGACTTATTATCGATAATCGTCTCTGTAGTATCAAAAAAAATATTTTCGATATCAAGAAAAGTAAAAAAATTTGATATTGTAAAATTGCCTATAGTCGTTGAAAAAGTTGTTTTAGGTAGATTGTTAAAAAATTTCATGTTGCGGCATTTCCAAAGTATTTTGTAGAAATTTCTGATTTAGATAAAATTTGGTTGGAGGGTGGATCATAAGTTCCCGTTTCAAATTCAGAAAAAACTAACCCCAACATAGTTATCGATGGACCACCATTTGGCAGCAGACGTATTACTGGATCGGTTTCATCATTTTTTTGTACTTTGACCGTTTCTAAAACGCAGACTAAAGGTTCACCGAGCCAGTTTGCTGTTAGATTTACAACACCACCAAAAGCAGCTGCATTACCAGGCCAAACTTGCATAGCCCACAAATTTTGTGGATATGATCTTTCTGGTAATCCGCTTGCAACTGCTGGATATGAAGCCTTTCTAAAAGAACCTACAATTTGTTCTACTTGAACAGATTCTTCATTATTTTTTGGAACAAACAAATATTGAAAGAAGTATTTTTTTCTACCCTCTGAAACCATTGTGGCTTCTGCGATATTACTGAATCGTCTATAAGTTGTGGTAGCAAACATTCTTTCCCAATAATAAGTTGCTGGTTGCAGTTTTCTTTTTAAAACATTAATGGCACCTTTTACGGCACCACCTGCGTTTGCTATACCGGCTGATGTTAGCATAGGGCCAACGGGATTATTGTTGCTTTCTCCGAATTCGTGAGCAACAAGGTAACCTGGTTCCTTTGGCATAGGTAAATTGATTCTTAACTGAGAGCGATTAATTACACCGGCTCTAGTTCTTTCATTATTTCTCAATGAATAGGGCGCAGAATAAAAAGAAAGCCACAACGGTTGTTCTGCTTGCCTAATTCCTGAAGGATAATAAAAAGTTGTTGCCATATATGAATATTTAGAGAATTTGTCTAAATATTATGATGGCATACAAGACAATATTTAATCCTAAAAATCCATCAAAATATGCTGGTGATGCATCAAAAATAGTTTGCAGATCTTTATGGGAAAGAAATGTTTGCAAATTTTGTGATGATCATCCAAATATTTTAAAATGGTCCTCGGAAGAAATTGCAATACCATATGTCAGTCCAATAGACCAAAAGGTACATAATTATTTTCCAGATTTTTTAATACAATTTCAAAATTTGAACGGAAAACAAACTTGGATGATTGAAGTTAAACCAAAAAAACAAACTTTACTAAAAGAAAATGCTTCTAAAAAAGAAAAATCAATTTGGCTTATCAATAACGCTAAATGGAGCGCAGCCAAAAAATATTGTGATAAACACAATATTACTTTTAAAATTTTAACGGAAAAAGATCTTTTCGCAAATGGCAACAAATAACTCAATAACTTACATCAAAGACTTTTTTGATCGTCATAACGGTCTTCAGAGATCAAATAGATTTACCGTATCTTTTATTAATTTACCTGGTTTGCTACAGCCACCGGACAACACGGAAATCAATCCAATAAGTGTTACAATTGGTGCAAGAGCAATCGATGGTGTTGCTGATGGTTTGGCTGGTTATGGAGCAGGTAGAACAGTTCCAAGGTCTCAAAAATTTCCCCAAGGACTTATGATGTCCTTTCCAATAACAACCGATCATTTTATTACTTCTTTTTTTGATCGTTGGTTTAATTCTTTATATTCTGGTGGTCGTCAAAGAGGGAATTTATCACAGGCTTTCCAAGTTGGCTTTTATGATGAATTGGTTGCAAATACTCAAATGAAAGTAAGTCTTTTGGATTTAAACGGAGACCCGACATATACATTCACCTTTTTTGAAATATATCCTGTAGAAACTCTTCCTATTGAATTATCTATGTTGAAACAAAACGAATACAGCGTATATTCGGTATTAATGCTTTTCCGTGATTTTACATTTGTTAAAGGATTTTAATTATGAATTTTCTTGAATCTATACAAAAAACAGTTCCCACATACGAAACAGTTTTGCCTTTTTCTAAAAAACTTGTAAAGTTTCAACCATTTAAAGTAAAAGATGCAAAAAATATTTCTATAATCTTACAGGAAGAAAATAAAAAACTGGCATTAAATGCAATGGTAGAAGTATTAACTACCAATTCTTCTGGTGCAAATATTTTAGATTTGTGTTTAGCAGATGCAGAATTTTTATTTTTACAAATAAGAGCAAAAAGTGTAGATGAACGTTTAAATTTAATAGTAAACAATGAAAAGATATCTGTTTTTATACCAGATATTCTCCATAAAAATAACATTAAAAACGACAATATTATTCTTTCTGATAAAATGAATATAGTGGTAGAAACGCCAACAATTAAAGATTTAATAAAATTAGAATCACTTGAACATATTGATTTAATGAAAGCATGTATTAAAAAGGTTGTATCTGATGGTGAAATATTTTACGTAAATAAATTTGTATCAGATGAAATAAAAACCTTATTAGACAATCTTCCGATGAATGTTCTTCCTAAACTAGAAAACTTTTTAAAAAACCAACCAGAATTGTATGTTATTTTACAAACACAAACTGGTAGTAAGGAGGTATCTGGTTTTTTAAGTTTTTTTACCTTTCGGTAAAGTTTTTTGATTTGGGTGATTATTTCACAACAAACTTTACCTTAATAAACAACTTTAATTGGAATTTGAGTGATTTAGAAAATATGATTTGGTGGGAAAGAGAAATATACGTTAAAATTTTAATTAATTACCAAGAACAAAAGAGAAACGAAGAGCTTGCAAATCAATATAACATGAAGGGAATTGTAGGACTATGAATGAAAATGAAATCGCAATAGATGTGCAAGCTGAACAACAATTGTTTTCGGCTGCTTTGACTTCATCACCTTCACAGTTAGCTTCTAGCGAAATTGAAAATATAATTCCTTCAATAGATCTTCCACAAAGCATACCGCTAACAGAATTAGCACAACAGCAAAACGAATTACCCAAATCAGTAGTTTTAGATCCTACTCAACTATCGTCAATTAAAGCACCAATGGCTGAAACAGCAAGCATTTCAGTGGGGCTTAATGTTAAATTTGACGCCGAAGCTAGCTATAATAAATTAACTAAAAAAATAGATGATTTAGAACAAAACATAGAATCAGTTGGTAATCAAAATGTACAAAATTGGATGCCTTATCCAAAAGCAGAAAATAAATTTGAAGAAAAACCTTCAGTAGATCCAACCAATCTTATTTTTGACGATAGAATGCAAAGATTTTCTGATATTCCTTCTTGGGCATAAAAAAAGCCCCTTGCGGGGCTTTTTTCAATCATTCTCCATTTCGGAGAAGTACTTTAGAGGATCTTTCTCCTCTACATCTTCACTCACTACAGAATCCTCTACATCATCCTCAATGCTCTTGCTTTCATCATACTGAGCACGGATATCATCACCAACAGACTTCTTAAACCGAGCGTTTAGCTCATCAAAACTCTTAAACTGACTTTTATCAACAAAAGGCTTTAGAGGATACTGCTTCTTCCAAATCTCCTCAAGCTTTTTGTCATCTCCGCCAAAAAGAGGTGCTGGAGTTGCAAACTCGCTACGGTCGTAGTTAACATAACCACCAACATTACGGATCTTGATCTTGAAGTCAGCACCAGTCCAAAAATTAAATGGATCTACTGCAACTTCATCCTGAAACTCTGGATGAGCAAGACCTTGAATCTTTTGAAAAATCTTAGTACCATACTGATAAAGGAAAACCTTACCTTTATTTTCTGGATTAGCAGGATCTTCAAGTACCAAGATGTTTGAAATGTAGGTTAGCTTACGCTTACGCTGACGAGCAATGTTTTTATCGTCTTCGATACCGCTATTCCACATTTCGGTGTTTGCTGCACATACCGGGCACTTCTCTCCAATTGTAGTTGGGCAGTTCTCGTAGAACCATCCGCCCTTACCCTTAAATGTGTGGCTGTAAACAGAGACAAATGGAGTCTCCTCACCATCAATTTCCGGAAGGAAACGAATCACGGCGTATCCGTTTCCAGCCTTATCGATACCGGGCTTCCAAAGCCTATCGTCCTTGTAACTTTCCTTTGAGGTCAGCTTATCAAGGCGCTCAGTTAAAGATGCGATTGAGTTCTTACTCTTCTTCTTAAAGTCTGAAAAATTTGGCATATTATGTCTTTCCCCAAGGATCTACCTTGGCCTAAATGATGTATACCATTATATAGTATGATTTGTGTCAGTCAAGAGGTAAACGCTTAGTTTTAGATTTTTTTAACAAATGTAAGTCTTTTGCTTCTTGTTGAATTTTTTCAATAATTGGCTTTGTTAAAAGTTTTCCAGATGCACTTGGATCCAATCCCATCTCTTCTGTAATTTCTAAAACACAATCCATAAAGGATAATTTTGTAGCTTTTACCCGCTCTATTACTTTATTTGAAAATTTTTCTTTAGCGGATTCGTCTATATACATGTTTTTATTATACCATTATATTTGAGTAATTCAATAAATAAAAGAGTCTAAATATTGTTGATCAACGACTTTTAAGGAAATCCATCTATGACCCCAGATTACGGTAGCGATTATGTAGTAATTAACAGTGGAGCCACATTTGCAGTTGGTGCTGATCCTGTAATTACAAGCGGTGGATATACCACATACATTCAATATTATAAATTGGGTTATGGTGCTACTGGAGCATTTGTACCCGTAACATCAACAAATCCTTTCCCAGTATCCGTATCTACAGGTCTAACTGCCACCATTGCTGGTTTCTGTGGTCCTATTTCTATCCAGGGCACGGTTGGTGGTCAGGCTGTTACTGTTTCTGGTGCTGTAACCGTTTCCGGTTTAACTTCATCTCCAGTATATGTGCAAACCTCACCCAGCTGCTATGTAGAAGTAACCGGAGGGGTTCCTTTAAGCAGAACCAGAGATTCTGTGTCAATATTTGGCCCCAGTGGAAATACTTGGATATATGCCAATCTTGTAAATTCTAGCGGAGCTGCCCTTGGCGTTTCAAGTAATCCAATTTACACATACATCGCTGGTTCAACCTTTACGGTAAGCATCAATCCAACTGTTGGTGTAACCAACGATGCAGCTGGAAATGGTTTAAGAATTCAAGGTATGTCTGGTGGTACATCTGTTTCAACTACAGTTGGAAACACTGTCTACATTTATGATACAAATATTCTAAATGGTATGACGAATATTTCATCAGATATTGATGCTTTGGGTGTAACACTACAAGCAATTTATAATGCCTTGTCGGTATTTGGTCTAGTCCGCCCAACAAGTTCATTTGCTGGACTCGTAACTACCACAACCGCACCAACACAAATTGGTGGAACTGGTGGTTTTACCTGTGCAGGAGGAATAAACTTTAAATCTCTTGGAACTAATACAGATTTGATTTATCTTGGAAGTTCTAACGTAGGAAGTAGCTACGGTTATCAACTAGAACCAGGAGAAAGTATATTCTTCAATGTTGGAAATGTTAATATAGTTTACGCAATGGCTAGAAGTGGTTCTCAGACAATGAGCTACTTTGCATCTTAATATGAGTTCTACAAATAAATTTTTAAGTTTAGTAAAATCTACCGTAACTAATATTTCAGAATATGTTGGTAGTACTGCAGATCCTTGTTTAACAAGAGGCTTAGTTAGTTCTTCTCCATTTGTTTACAAAAATGGATCTAGTTTTTATTTTGATTATTCAACAACCACGAATGGTGCAGATTTAAAGTTTCTTAAAAAGTTTTTTGGTGTTTTAACTGCTGGAAATACTTTTAGTGTATCTGGTGGAACTTATTACATAGAAGAAACTGGAACTCAGTATAGTTTTGCGGGAACATACACCTTTTATGGCGCAACCGGTGTAGGTAACCATTATCTAAACTTGGGTGGAGTTACTTATTCTCCATCATTAGTAGATGGTTATTATGAAAGTAAAAACTTTGTCAACTCAATAAATTATTCCGCTGTAAAAGGAACCACTGCTCAATATTTTATTTCTAAAGTAAACAGAGAAGATCCCAATAATATTGACTCTTTAGGTATCTATGGTAATAATTATGGTTATGAAGAATATCTGGAAACTACACCTGGTTTAACAAATAATACTAGATATCTTATCGATACTGCGATAAAATTAAATGATGGAAGTGAAATAATTTACATCAATTCTTCGCAAAGTATATCAAATGAAAAACGATATTTTATTCCAACAAATGTAAACATTTACATGCGCGGTGTTCCTGATTTAAACACACTATCCGCTTCAACTAACTTAAATGGTATTATTAAAAAGTTTGATTCTGAAGGAGTTGTTTTAGATGTTTATCAAAATCAAAATTTAAGACAAAAATATTGCCGCAATTTAAACGATGATACTTATTTTTATGATTGGTTTGGACTACTTAAAACAAGCAATTTAGAAAATGTATTAAATCCGTTAGCATATAACGGTTTGTCATTATCTTATAATTTTTATTCTTATGTTAAGTGGGGTGTATCGTTTATTCAAAATACCACAGATGCAAACGGAAATACCATTTATAGAGAGGTTCTTTCGTTGTTTGTTGATGGTGTCGCAACCGACACATTAAATTTTACTACAAATGGAGCAAATCCATATGGAACCATAATTAAAATTGATTTGTCGGATGCTTCATTATTCAATTCAACGATAGAACCATTTACAGATGCTGCCTGTTCTATTCGTTTAAATGATTCTTATTATTTTACAGGTGTACCTGGTTTCGATGGATGTTCGTTTATTTATCTGAGAAATACAGATTCCCCGTCTACAATTTATTTAAAAATATCAAATAAAAAATCTTTAATTTTACAAATAATTTTATAATTAAAATTGAACCCAAGCGTTATTTGATCCGTCAAAAAAGTAAGTATAAATTTTTCCATCTTTTTGCCATAACTGTCCCAATTTAGGTTTTATTGGTGGGTTTGAGCCAGAATATAAATTGTAAAGACCTTTATACTTCCAACTATTTGGTTCCGCAAATGGCGAGAGAGAAGTTGGAATTAAATTTTCATATAAATTACCTTCAAAAAGAACGGTGTCGCCAGTAGAATAATACTCAGCGACACCGCTTGAAGTTAATTTTTGATATTTTCCCCTAAACATTTAAAATATTTAGGAAACAAATTTGATTAATTAACCGGTGTTTCTTTTGTTTTATTTTCTATAGTATTTTTAACCATCTTTTTCCATTTTTTATAGTATTCGTCCATCTCTGGGTGGAGTGTAGTGATAAACCAAACTTCACTCTTTGGTAAGAGCAATCCTTGTCGGGCATTTGTATATGGCATCCAAACTGCTAAACGCCAACCACCCTCTTCTGAGGGTACCAATCCAGCTGGATCACTAATAAAGTAAAAACCATCTTTCTCTTGAAAATCTGTTACGATTTCTTCACCATATTTAAATTTCATTAACCCAGTTTGCATAAAATCTCCTATAAAAATATTATTTACTGTAATCAAAAATAGTCAACTATTATCTTTTATTTTTTCTGCAACCACAACCACCTCGTATTTGATCTGGTTTTACGGGGGTGTTTGAAGTATTTTGAGTGTTATTGCTAGGTGTTTGTTGTGATTGTTGCTGTTTATTTGTATTGTTTAAATTTATTTTAATATTGTTCATATTGAAAGACTTCCCATCCTTTTTTCTTGTAAAGGATTGTGGGTTAGTTGAGTCTTGTTTTTTATTAGTTAATTTTAAATTTTTAAATTTTAATCGTTCAAGATACTCTTTATCGTTTACTAAAAGTGGTCTAGATTTTAAAACAACGTAAGGAATTTGAACCCATTTATTAAATTTAATTCTTCTATCTTCACAACCACAATTACCATTTGTTAAATAAACTATTAAATCTTTTATAAAAAGTTTTTTAGTAAAAAAATCAATGATATCTCCCAACCCAATATGCACTTTTTTTAGGTAAAATAATTTAGATATTTTAATATCAACAATTTTATTAAAAAAACCATACTCTATTACTTCTTGATCTAACACTTTCCCCATTTTATCTGTATACATTTTCATACTTGGATTTAAAAAATCTCCAGTACTATTAAATGTAAAAATGGAACTTTTATTATCATATAAATTAGCCATAGTTTTATACCTTTACTATTTATCAAGTATTATCGCAACATAGTTCTGGACAAAGTATTGCAGAACCTATAATATTTTCTACATTATCGCCATCTTCTGTAAGTTTAATTACTACAAATTCTCCCCCCATCGGAATAACGGGATTTTGACCTTCATAACAAGCTGTAATACCATTATCAAAACAATTCGTTCTCCGATAACCGTTACCACTTGCAAATACATTTTCAAAATAACTTTGAGTTAAATCAAACATATGATACCATTTATCACCACCTATTGAAGACGATGAAGTGACACCATAAGTTCCGGGTGGATCGACAACTTCTAAATTTAAAGGCGCATTTAGCGTATTTAATGAACGTGCAATAGTAAATGAGTTTTCAGTAAATTGTTCTGGTGAAATAAAATATGCCGTTTGTTCTTGTAGATATTCTATATCAGATGATCCTGGCGTTAAAATTCGAACTCTTTTAATGTTACCAAAAAAAGTTTCAGAATTAGGTACATCAAATAAAATTACAGAACCAGAAGTTAATCCGTGATTATTTAATAAAATTTTTCCTGGAAATCCGCTTTGAAATATTACAAATCTTTCTATTTCATCACCCTCTATCCATGGTAAATCTATTATTGTTTTGCTCGGATCTAACAATACATTTCTAAAACCAACGCTTTTATAATTTGGATCGTTTGCAGGAGGAATAGTATTGCTTATATTATTTTCTGTACCCCATAACATAATTCTTGGTGGATCTGTTGTTTCAAAAACGGGTTGATGAAAATAAACTGATGAACCGCTAGGTATACTTGGCGGTTCAACCTCTTGTGTTTCGGGGTCACTTGTAGCACAAGAAATGTAAACGGGTTTAAATGCTAAGACAGCTGGGCCTCCTACTTTCGTGTAAAAAGCTGCGCTATTTGTTTGACTTCCGTAACAATTTATAGAATCACATCTATTACTGTTACCCGGCGGTAAAGAATGATAAAACAAAGCTTTACCGATATCACCATCTTTTGGAATATGCAGTGGTATTGCATTTATATCAAGTCTTGTGTAATTTGGGCCAACCATAGGATAATCTGACAACCCAGGCCATACTCCTGTAACCCCACCACCCCAACCACAATTTCCATTAGTATTGATACCAGTAAATCCTGGGCAATCCCATAAATTTTGATTTGGATTCGGGCATCCTAAACCTTCACAGCATAAATCCGTGTATGTCCCACTATTAACAACAGTATCTCTAAAAATATCTGGACTGCGATAAATTTCCCAAGTATCTTTTTCTGAATCATAACCTAAATAAAAGCTTCTTTGAGAATACTTAAAATAATTTAATCTATACTGTCTAAATTGGATGCAGCCATTTAAATTTGCTGAATAAGGATTGCTAATCGACCACTCACCTGTTTTAAACTGAAAAACGTCTTTTGTGGCAGCAAAAGATGTTGTTATGGGAACACTGAAAGCGGAGCAGACATAATCTCCATCCGGACAAATTCCTCTAACAACAGAAGCTTCAGGATTGCACTCGGAAGGCCCCACACATAAACTTAATGATCTTTTTCTTTTTATATTATAGAGCGGCGATTGAGGTACAGCAGATCCCCAAACAGAACCCAGTCCTTCAAGACAAAAACCAAAATCTATTGTTTGTGTATTGTTAAAAGATACGATTGGAAATAATTGATCTCCTAAAACAGAGCAATTATTAATGGAAAGCCCTGTATTTAAATCCAATTCTTGTGTATCTTGAATTTGTGTCATCGCTTGATACGTAGTTCGTCTTATATCTGGGCGATGCCATATATATTCTGGATGTCCGCTATAAGACTTTTCTATATTATATCTACGGGGGCTGTCATCTGGTACGTCAGACTCAATGGGTTGTCCGTCAACATCTCTATAAAGATTGTATGCCAATGCAGAACATTTATCTTCTCTTAGGCATGGATGATCTGGATTTTGTGTAGATATTTTACTACAACAATTACCACCCCACAACCATTTTGAAAAGTCCCAGTTTCCTGGTATTGCGTGAAAAAATGCATCTCTTCTTAAATACAACGGTAATCCGGAAAATCCTTTGTATTGGTATTTCTTATGTTCCGGAGCAAATGCGTTATAGTTCCAAGTCTTCGGTCCTTCTCCACTATTTGCTATGGCCATAGCAAATCTATTACCGGCAGATATAGAAATTAATTCAGCATTTTTTAAATTTTGTGGTAATTCTTCTCCGGTATTTGTTGCCCCATATCTTGTATAAGAATAAGTTCTGTAAAAATCTGCTCCACTATTTGCTATATTAATTTTATAATGAATGTAAAAAGTATGTATTCCTACTGCAACTTCTTTAATAGTAATATCATTCCTTGTAATTCCTGGAGGCAAATTATCTAAGGTTACTAAATCAATTTCTTGTGCACTTGTCAAACCGGGATAATATGTTTCTTTAATAAAACCACCAGGAACCATACTCGCATCACCCCAAACAAAAATTTTACTTCCTTTTGTTGTGGCTATACTATAATCTCCAGAACTTTTTATAATGTCTATTGTATTTTCTTGTGATGGATATGAATATGTTGCAGTAATTATTGGATTGTGAGTTATCCCTCTAGTAGCTTCATAAATTCTTCCATCATCTAATTCATATGTTATGCCTGGACAATAAGCTGGGCAACCATATTCAATATTCCAATTTCCTTGTAAGTTTTTAACAACATCTGGTACAAAACAAGTAATTCCTTGTATAATTTGTGTAATAGAACCGTCAGGATTTATTACATTTAAAAGTGGGCCAATTTTTTGACCATCTTCGTCTATTTGATAATAAGTTCCATATAGCTCAACCCTATTTTCATTTGTCAACAACATGGTATTGAATAAACCAGCAGTCAAATTAACGTATCGGGGTTGAAAATCGTTTCTTGGCTGTTGGCTGATTCTAGGTGTGTGTTTGCAACCATTTATAGTTTCATCATTATAACCAGAGCTGTTATCAAATGGTCTTTGGCAAAAGGATCCCATCAAATATGTTGTTAAATCCCATCGCCTTACGGAATCATAATTAATTTCACAATCGGGTGGCAATTTAATTCGTTCATAACACGCAGGCGTTTGTTGCCCGCCACCAATAGCGTCTTGGTCTTTACATGTTATGTTAATTCCAGATCTGTCCGATTGTACAATTCTAAAACAATTATTTTGAACACTTGGATCTGTTGTTACGGTAACAGAACATGCTCCATTACAATTTAACCACGGTGAATATCTACTTGTTACCGAATTATAAAAATCTTGTGTCCAATCTTCTTCTGAAACAAATCCAGGTCTTGGAATATGATTGTAGTAATTAAATCTAGATTCAAAACCACAATAATCTGGATAATATAATCTAGGATCAGAAAACCCTTGCTGTGGCCAAGATTCTGTTTTATTGATATCAAAATATGGTAAAGGCTTTCCTTTGTTTGATTGGCCATCTTCATTGCTGCTCAAAGCGGTTACAAAAATTCCACCAAAGTCATCTAAAGCAGCAAAATGCTTTAAACCACCTGCTATATTAGTCCATATAAACCAAGTATTTGTCCCAGGGTATCTTAAATTATTTGGATTTATTTCCGGATCATATCCTCTAAATCCTTTAATAAACATATTGCTTAAAGTAGCATCATTAGAGGGATCAAAATTTTCTATACATTCACACAAGTCACTATATAATACTTGATTGTTGCAAGTTGGATCATTATTTTGTATAAATCCTAATCCACCCATATTCATCATTATTGCGTCTTCTTTTGATAAACTAAAGGTACCACAAGTTTTACCAGCACTTCCCCAAGATTTTAATCTAAAAGTATCGATAGCAGGACCATTGCTATACGAATTTCTTACACCGGGATATTCGACATTAAAGATAGGCTCATCATCTGGTGATGGACTCCCGCTATTATCGGGGGGCGATGTATTAAGACTTCCAAATACAATATTCCATGGTTCATTTATTATACATTTTTGTTCTACACCATTAGCAGTTCCAGGCACATATGTTAAACTCACATTGCTACCGTTGGTATTAGAAGCTTGATAGGAAGGTGTCCACTCTCCCCATTCCCATGACGGCCTGTATCCTAATTCAAAATCGTCACAATATGCAGAAACAGAACGTTTGTCTAAATCTATTAAGGCAACACAATAATTTGGTTGGAATACTAAATCTTTTACACTTCCATCTGCTATTTGACTAAATGGTTTTAAACTATTAGTAGTAGTATCTAAAGCAGCTAGTAGATTAATATACCAAGGAACCGATGCTACTTTAGTTGGATGCATCGTAAATTCACAAGGCACCTGTTCTATTTCATTTTCAAAATTTGGTAAAGATAATTCTCCGCATGTTCCCACATCACCATTTGATGGCGCTCCACCCCAAGGGATAATTTTACCAGTTCTGTCAACTAAAAATGTTGCTGCTAGTCCACAGACAACTTTTATGGGACTGATGTCACCAAAATCTTCTTCAGTTGTTCTATTAAATATTTCTGGAACTGAAACACTATCATCGATGTAGGATGGGCAAGGAATAGTCGATAGATTTTCAATTTCTATAGACGCCGTACAGCCCCACGGAACTATAGTGGTGTCAATTGGTCCTATTGGTAGACGAGCTCTTCTCGGCAAAAAAGCTCTCATTTTTGAAGAATTTGAATTCGGTTCTGTTCCTGGACCAGTGTAAACTGTCAATCCTTCTTCGTTTAATAATAATTGTTTAACTTGTTTTGGTGTTACTGTTTTTTGTCCTGGCTCTACACCAAAAAAATTAACTAAATCAAGATATCCAGTTATACCACCACATTCTCTGGCAGCTTTCGCATCTATCGATAAAATTTCACTTTCAGGATCATCTGGATCTTGTATATAAGCCGCAGAACCAATAATTTCATTAACTTCATTAGCTATATCTATAGCATGATCTTTGATTCGTAAAATACCAACTTCTACCATTCTTTCCAACCAATACGACACATAATCATAAGAATTTAAAAAGTGTGTATAATCCCATTCAATAGGCTCAACGCCGACACCGCCTTGTTTGCATCTTGCATCTCCAGCCCAACTAATTAATCCAAAATAGTATCTGTACCAATGTTCTAAAAATGTTTCTGCGTCAAAATAATTTCCACTTGTTGTGTTTTCTCTAGACCAGTTTTCCATATTAATTAAATCAAATTTAAAAATAGGAATACCAGAACCAGCATACATTACTCTTCTTGGAACGCCTCTTTTAATTTGCCAGAGATTTGCTCCATAACTAGATACTTTAAATTTGGCACGCACACCTCGTTCGCCAACACAAACTCCAGCACCACCGCCAGTACCAATAAATTTACCTGGGTATCCGTCCGATTCATATAGTGGATACGTATTAGTGCAGGTATTTATTATTACACCGGGATCTTTGGTTAATATCCCAGACGGGCATCTAAATGCACAACATTCAAAGTGATGTTCCAGTTGAACAAATCCAATGCATTGATCTTTTAATGTTGTTTTAGATAAAGCTGTTTTTCTTATTTTGATAATATAATCACGCCTTAAAGTATCTACTTCAATAGATCTGGGTAAAAATTCACCTCCAAAAAAATATTTACTTGTACCAGATTCACCATGTCTAAAAATTTCATATCCTGCTTTAAATTTATCTTTGGCTACTCGTAATAAGTATGGAGATATTCCCCACTCAAAACAACTTTGCTTGTAATTTGGATTTCCTACTGCCCAATTGTCTTCTTGAACTGGAAAATAATGACATGATAATCCAGGTCCACATAAATCATAAAATCTAATTGTTTTTCCATAACCTGGAGAAAATGGATATCTAATTCGGCAATTTTCTTTAGCTGTAATATCTAAAAAAATCTGACTATCGTGCAAATTAGCACCAGAACACCAACAACAACCAGCTTCATCTCTTTCCATTGCTGGCATAAATGCTCTAAATGATGGAATATAACCAAGTTGATTTGGTCGTTGACTGACATTAAATTCCCCAAATGCAGAGTCTTTTAATCCTCCGTGGATGTGAGGAAAATTGGCACAATGACACGGAAAAGCATCTGGAAATATTCCTCTAGCCCCTGCTGTCAAAGCAAAACCATCTGAACATTCCCAACTTCTTGGTGTTAACCAACCCTGCATAAATCTAGTGTCTGAAAATGCACCGCAAGATGATACTGCCTGTTTTAATCCTTCAGATCCACATTGATTATCAGCATATGTGAGCGTATTTGTGCATTGTGTTATAAAAGGATCTTTATCAAATAAAAATTCTCTCGGAAACCATATGAAATGGCATCCACTATATTTGTATGCAAAATACATAGGAGTAAAATCTGGAGAACTTATTACTTCTTTGTGTCCACAACAACAGGCTTGATTGCACCTAGCATCTGCTGCTGCGCCACCGGCTCCACACCCTTCTGGAAAACAATTACAAGCAGCAACATTGCAAGCTCCACACTCACCAACAAATCTATTCAAATCTGCAACATAAACTTCAAATTCACTGTTAAAATTTATTGCATCGAATTCTGATACTTCATCACCATAGACAAAAGAAAAATTGTAGTTTCCTTCTGCTTCACCAGAAAAAAATACAGAATCACCACTTTTTATTTGTTGATTGTAATTGTATGTTGTAGAAAATAAATCAAACGAATTGCTATTATTAGATGTTGTGTCTAAAAAAAGTCTTTTCTTGTTAAATTTATTTACTTTTAAAAAATTATTATTAAATAAATTTGTTTGTAATTTTGGTTTTAATTTATCTTGTTTTATAACTTTACCATTAACATTAAATCTATCAAAGCTATCATTTGCATTTTGTGATAAATTTATTGAGTTGTTAGATGATGTAAAGTTATCGGTAAAATCCGAACACTCGTTACAACAACAAGCACAATCATTATTTACTAGCGGAGCCATCACACAGCCATATGTCGTTGGTTCGACACCATCTCTAGTTTGTTTTAAAGCAATCCAATCTTCTGGGCTAACTTCAGCATGATCTGCCATACTGTCGCCATAAAGAGTAATAAAATCCGTAAATAAAATAGGATTGCAGCAAAAACTATTAAAAGTTAAACCTGGAGGTATACCTGTGCAACAACAATTATTTTTAGACATACTTTACCTATAATCTCACTACCATATATTTAGCACCAAATAAAAAACCCACCAAAATTATTTTTGGTGGGTTAAAAATTAAATTTAATTTTTATCAACGACCGCGAGAACGGACAATACGATAATAAGAACGACCGTTGCGGGTTGTACGAGAAACTGTATAGTTCATATCAAACTTATCAAAAGCTTCTCGGAGATCGTGCATCGTTGCGCGCATATTTTGCACACGAAAACGCTTGCGCGCCTCTCCTGCACTCATAGGAGCACCGGAACGCATGTAATCAAACACTCTTTGAAGCTTGGTAGGACGGTCAACAGTAGTAATATCCATAAAAATTTCCTTTCTTATAAGAAGTATTTTATTATACAGCTTATATCTTGACTGTCAAGTAATATCCTAAATAATACCGACTGAGGAGCTTCCCTATGAACAGGAATCATCAGTTTGTCAGTTTTGTGAAAAAACATCTGGCACAATACGGCATGAAACTTGTCATTGGCCGTGGAAAATTGGTTAACGTGGGCGGCTACCGCTGCGAAGGCTATTTTGACGAATCTAAAAAAATTATAAAAATTGCTGCAAATTGTACAAATTTTTTAGAAACTTTAGTTCACGAATATTGCCATTTTTTGCAGTGCATTAATAATTCTAAAATTTATAAAAAATCAGATCTTGCCGGGTATATTATTGATACTTGGTTTCGTGGTCAAGAATATTCACCAGAAAAAATTAAACGTGCTTTTTTTCTTGTTCGTGCAATGGAAAGGGATTGTGAAAAAAGAGCAGTCAAAGTTATTAAAAAGTTTAATTTAAAAATAGATAGCAAACTATATGCAAAAAAAGCACACTGTTATATCTACAGTCACTTTATGATGGAGAAAACTCGTAAGTTTTATTCTTACAAAAAGAGTCCATATCGTAGTCCAGTAGTTCTCAAAATAATGCCATCAAACATGGCTGTATCTAGTCACAAAAGAATACCGCCAAAGGTTTATTCTGTACTTGAATCGTTTACAATTTGAGATTTTAAATACTTAGAAACAAATTTTGTAAATGGTTGTTCGCCATATGGCCAACGATCATCTTTGTTTAAAAAGCCATAATGTACAAGGGCATCTATGTGCTCATCTAACATTTTTAGA